TAGAACTTCTTTTTAGAGGGCCAGCACTGAGAAGTTTTAGTTTTGAATTTAAATTATCTCCAAGAACAAAAAAAGAAGCAGATACTGTTAGAACAATTATAAATTATTTTAAAAAAAATATGGCTGCTAGAAAATCGGGAAACTTATTTTTGACGGCACCTTATGTATTCGAAATTGCATATCTCGGTAATATGAATGGAGAGTATGGTAGACATAAATCTATTGGAAGAATAAAAAGGGAGTGCGCTCTTAAGAATTTTAATGTTGATTATACTCCTCTCGGTTCATATATGACTTATGATGATGATGCAAAAACCATGGTTTCTTATGGTCTGCAGATGGAATTTCAAGAACTAGAACCTCTTTATGATACAGATTATCAAAATGATCCTTTGGATCAAGAAAAAGAAATTCTTTTTGCTGATCAGATAGCATACTAAAATGGCAAAACCTTATTTCAGAGAAGTTCCAAACTTACAATACGTTAGCAGAAATGCTAACGAACAAAATATCTCCGATTATGTGGAGGTTAAAAATTTATTCAAACGTGGAAAACTGCGTGAAGATATTTTTGGGAATCTTAATTTCTTCACAAAGTATCAGATTATTGGTGATGAGAGACCAGATCAAGTTGCGTTCAAGACTTATGGAGATTCAACTTTAGATTGGGTTGTTCTTCTTGCAAACAACATTCTCAATATCTATGATGAATGGCCATTACCTCAAACTGTATTTAATGACTATTTGTTAGATAAGTACGGTTCATATTCTGCATTGGAATCAACGCATCATTATGAAACTCTTGAAGTTAAAAACAGCAATGGAATTGTAGTTGTTCCTGCAGGATTACAAGTTCCTTCAAACTTCTCAATTACTTATTATGATACAGTTCTTGAATCGGAGGTTACAAAGACAGGAATTGTAGAAGAAATTACTAATTATCAATATGAGCAAAAAATTGAGGATGATAAGAGAAACATCTTCTTACTGAAACCAATTTACCTCAACGTTGTCTTCAATGATCTTGATAGCATTATGCCATATAAAAAAGGTGGAGCACAGTATGTGAACTCCACCACAAAGAAAGTAGATAATATTAAGATCTACGAGTAATCAGTCGTCAACGAGTCGCTGAAAATAAGCAAGAGTATCATCTTCTTCTTCGTTGGAAGAACCCAGACTGTTCAGTTGATTGCTGAGATCCTCTGGAAGTTGAGATTCTTGGCGACGTGAACTGAAGTTGGGAGTGTAAGAACCGCGATCATCATCTTCATCCTCAACCTCTTCGTCAAGACGAGGACGTGGTGCAGACTTTTGACCCAGAACCATCTTCAGACGCTTTTCAAGATCTTCATAGGACTTGAACTGATCAGTAGCAGTCAGTGCAGTAAGAGAATACTCTTTCTTCCACAGTGCTTCCAGAGCATCATCGTCGTCAAACAGTGGTGAGGAACGATCGAACTCCGACTTATCATAGTTCCAATAACCATCAACCTTACGAATCTTCAAGCGAAAGTTTGCACCCGCCCAGAAGTCGAAGGGATTGATTGGTTCTTCATCTTCAAACTCAGGTTGCATTGCTGCCATGATCTTGTCAAAGATCTTCTTACCGAATTTGAAGAGAAATACCTTACCTTCGTTAGCAGGATTTGCTGGATCCTTGATAACGTAGATATTGCTGTAGTAAGACAGTTTACGCTTTTGCTTGCGAACAGTTTCCTTATCTTTATCACTACCACTATTCCAGAGTTCACGATTGTGCTCCGAAACAGGATCTTTCTGACCAATAGTAGTCAGAGAGTTTTCAATGTACCAACCCCCAGGACCTTGAAATGCGTGACTATAAAGTTTCGCCCAAGGAAGATCCTCACCATCGGGGGCAGGAAGAAAACGAATGACTGCTGAACCGACACCGGTTTTATCCATTTCTGGTTTCCAGAAACGTTCATCAGCACCATTCGAAGTAGAACTCATCTTCTCCACTTCTTTTACCAGTTTCTGAGTCAGAGACCCAAGAGAAGATTGCTTCTTAAGATTTGCGAAAGACATGTGTACCTCGGATTTGTTTGGATTTGGCCTTTGTGTACCCCGTTATTCTACAGGTCTGAACCTGTTTTGTCAATCTGTTTTTTCATGATCACAAGCATTTCAGACATGTTGGAAAAAATGACATTCATATCCACATTGGGAGGAAGTCCCATTGCGGTTGCAGCATCAAGCATTTTCTTCTTCATTTCCTTAGCTTCAGGATCATCAGATAAACTCATTCTCGTATAAAGAACTTTTTGTTTCTCTAAAAGTTTTTCAAGAATTTCTACGTGTTGAATTTTTTCCTCTTTATTCATGTGAGGAAACTTGAAAATATTTCCATAGACTTCTTCTTGAAGTCTAGAAACTTCTGCCATCTCAGCACGAACAACTTCTGAATCAAAGAAACTCATTTTTCTCCTACGATAATTTCTTTTAAAATTTTCTTATAACGGAATACATCTATATGTATGAACGGCGAATACTTTTTGATTTTTAAACTGACGGTTTCCCACACAGGATCCTTTAGTTTTTTATCAAACGTGTTCCCGTACAGGAATATTCTATCATATATTACCATAGTTTCTAGACTAATTTTCCCGCTCAGGAATTTTTTTAGAAGAGGTGGATGTCCTTTTGAGCAGTCAAAAACATCATCCAGTTTGGACTCAAACAAGGACTCCGACTCTTCCTTAAAAATATATGATAGTGATTGAATTCTTTTTTGCCAATCTTTGTAGTAAGTATCTCCCTCACGAATGATTTCTCCAATCCACAACGTAGAAGGATCATCCGATCTAGCAAAGTTTGAAACAAAAAAGTCTATGATTTCTTGGTCTGACTTATTTCTTGATATTTTCTCAAACCAGAATCTATCTTTTCTTTTGTAAAACGATTGAAGACTTGCTCTAGTTTTACCAAGGTAACGATGATAATCGTAATTGTCCTTGGTAAAATGATTTTTTAGAGCAATGTAAGTTTTGTAGGCATCAAATGGCGTCATTCAAAAAGTAATATAGTAATTTTTTGCCGGGATTTTTTTCCGCCAAAAATGGAATCAAAAGACTAATCTAGCACGGCTTGTTTTCTTTAAGAAGTTCAACTCCATTGCTTCATACTTAATCTTTTCTTTCAACGGTTTTGAAATTAACTTTGGAACAGATTCTAAGTCAACACTATTCATCTCGCAAAAGTGAACGATAGCATCAATATAATTCATCTCAGGATTATTCATAACGAGACCTTCAATCTCATTGGCAAATTTTGAAGGACAGAAAAATTTATTTTCCAGTGCCTTTTCTAATTCGTTTTCCATAATCCCTAAAACAGTTACACGCAATTTAATACCCACAAAAACTTATGTTCATGATAACACAAAAAATTGTAATTGTCAAGACATTTCTGATAGTTTGTCATCAACAAATTTTTTGATATATTGAGTTAAAAGTTTTACATACTTTTTCTTATCTCTTTCCTCATAAACCTCAACCTCACCATTTTCACATGCCATAATGATTACAAACTTTTTGACTGAAATACCAGTCAATTCATGTAACATACATGCATATGCACAGCACTGTACAAAATAGTGATCAATCCAATCTCTTGGTTTTGGTTTCTTTGAAGTTTTAAAGTCGATGATGGACAATTCTCCATCAAATTCTGCGATACAATCGACCGTGCCAGCAACACCCAGATACTTACTATACAAAGAACCTTCTAGGGTGTGTATATTATTTATTCTTTTCAGTGCTGGTTTAGCAATCTTAAACAAATAGTCTGAGATTGGTTGAACCGATGGCAATTCACGATTATACAAATAATTTTCCACAAGCGTGTGCATATCAGTGCCACGACTTGTGGATTTTCTGGTAATTTTATCTGCCTCAGCATCACCAACACGTTTTCTCCAATTCAAGAAGATTTCTTTATTGAAGTGACTTGTGATTGATGTAATTGAAACTAGTTTAAGAAGTTCCTCATCGTCAGGAACTTTATAATAGCGAACACCATCAATGGTTTCTCTCTCAAGACGAGGGAGATCTAATTCAACGTGATTAAACATTACAATCCCAATTCATTCTTAGCAACAAGATACTCCTTACAGAGACCAGATCTCACAATATCTTCAAGTCCAAATTCAATTACATCAAACGATGGCATTGCACGAAGAATTCTCATGAAATCAACGATACCATTGCGCTCATTTGTTTTTTGCAAGTCAGACTGAGTAGCATCACCACAGAACATGATCTTAGTATTTTCACCAACACGAGTAATAATTGAGTCAAGTTCGTGAAAGTTAAGATTCTGAAATTCATCAACAATAATAATAGTATTGTCTAATGTAGTTCCACGAATAAAAGAGGTTGACCAGAAAGAAATCGTTCCTTGATTCTTCAAGTTGCCATAAAGCATTTCAAAGTCAGAATCAGTTGGCAGTTGGAACATGTACTTCACCATATTTTTATAAGGAATCTGGTAAAGAGATGATTTATCTTCATGATCTCCAGGAAGGAAACCAATTTCACGAGTAGCAACAAGAGATCTTACGATGTAAATTTTTTCGTAAGGACTACGTTCATCAAGAACGTCACAAAGAGCGTTATAAAGTGTGATGAAAGTTTTACCCGTTCCTGCTGCACCATATGCAACAAGATTTTTATCATTGGAATAAGAATCAAAGAGTCTTTCTTGATTCTCAGTCAAAGGATCAATGTTTAAAAGAAGATCTGCATTGATCGGTTTTTTGTTTTTTCGCATCGCACGAGTTGTCATGCCGACTCCAATGGGTTGATCAGAACCCTTCTTTCTTGCTCTTGGCATAAATTACTTGATAGGTTTTACTTTTGCTCCAGGCATTTTTGCTGCTCTGTTGAGAACATCATTCCACCCTGGATGTTTTTGTACTAGTTTGTTCGCCCAATCACCAACCTCTCCAACGTTCATTTGCGTTGGAATGAGTGGTTTTAGGTGAGGATTTTCTTTGAGATATGGATCTTTTTCTGCCATGTACATCCATTTCTCAAAGACTTCTCCAGTCTCCGTGTTTTCAAAACGATAAGTTGGCAAAACTTATACCTCCATAATAGTGATAGTATTTATGCCCATTCAAGTGCCTCCGACACTGCAGGAAACTGTTCAACAAAAATAGTACGAACTCCTTCAGCAATATCCATGTGTTCTTTTTGAGTTCCATGTGCAGATCGAAGATCGATATAATGAATCCAAGACCTTACAGAACCAGTCATATAAAGACGTGTGGGGGTTGCCAGAGGCAGCACAAAGCGAGCACACTCTTTTGCCACACCATGAGAAAGAAGTTCCTTGTAAAGGCGCATAGAGTGTGCAAAGTGCTCTTGAATCTTACTCTG